TGCTTCCCCAGTTCGCGGCCCTGTTGACCTCGGTCCGGACGATGCGCTCGGTGCGGTAGTATTTCATCTCATGCCATGCGCTCTGGATCCGGTCCCGGAGCATAGTCTGTGCGGCTCCGCCTCCGAGTCCCTGGTCGAGGATCTCCGGGGTGATATCCCGTAGCAGTCCCATGATCAGCTCTTTCGAGGTGTCGCCTACGGCGGTGATGGTCATCCCGGCGTGCTTCTCCAAATAAATGAGTGCTTCCCGGGTGATAAGATCTTCAAAGATATCATCGTCGTCGGCCTTCTGGGATTTCTTCCATTGTCTCCTCTTGCGCATGGCAAACGGCACGGCGACGGTCAGGTATAGTCTCTGGTAGGCATCCTGGATGGGCTGGTTGTCCAGCGGGGGGACCTCAATATCTCTTATATCGCTGGTCTCCATGATCTTAACGTACAAAGGCTGTATCTGGCTCTCCAGAGCCTGGTTAAAAACCGGGCGCATCCGGTATCTAAATACCGATTTTGCATGATTCTCTATTTTCCACAGCCTCCTCCGGTCCATTGTCAAAAGTCAATTAGTTTAGTTTCGCGTATAAGTCTTTTTGCCGTGTATTCGGTAGTGTTACCCTGTATGCTGTCGGCAGCCTTCTTCAGCTGTCGCTCCAGCAGTTCAATCACCTGTTGCCGGGTGAATGTCTCCGGCTGTGTCTTTGGTTTTGCCGTTCTGCTCATAATTTGTCAGGTATTTGGTTTCGTTCATAAAATTTGTTCCCGTTGGCTATTCCCAGGTCCTCTGCCAGCCCGGCAGGTACCCTCGATATATCAGTGTAGCGTATCTGCATCTCTGGCAGCCCTGTAGGCTCCTCTCCCATAAATTCGAGGTATTGGTCTCCGGTGATGATGCCGTCGACGAACATCTGACTTACCCATTTAACTTTTTCTGCCTTGTTCTCCTGCAGGCATTCGACCTCGCTGTAATCCGGTTTCAGCCAGTAGTCGCCGTATGCCTTCAGGATCTTGTCAAAGCCGGCGCAAAACTGGAGCACATCCGGTATTAACCTGTTGGTGTACATGGCCTTTTCGGCCTGGAGCTGGTTGTTGTATGTTGAGCCCTTGGTGTCGTTAAAGAGCTGGCTGGGGACCTGGAGGATGTTACAAAACACCCTGAGTCCGTGTTCGGCCGTGTTGATGACGTCCATCTCCCGGAGGTTGTCGTAGCCTATTTTGGTGTAGTTCATTTTTCCCAGGGTAAAGATGGGAATGGCGACGTTGTCTACTCCGGTGTATTTGGTCCGGTAGCGCTCACGAAATTTGGCCTCTTGCTCCTCGGTTGTGTCGGTGGCGTACTCGTCCTCTTTTGAAAGGATACCTGGGGGATGGCCGAATTGGTACATTTTGGCTGTCATCTGGTCTCCGGCGTTCTGTGCCGCGATGATGTTGGCGGCTACCTTTACCGGGGACATGCCCATGAAGTTCTGCCCTCCGGCGTAGTTGAGGGTGGGAGCAAAGCGCTCATGCCATACGTCGGTTGGATCTATGCGGTAGGTCTGGTTAAGGTCCAGGGTGTAGGCTCCTATCGGCTGGCGCCATCCGGCGCTCTTGATGGTCACGTCCTGGGTGGGCATGATGATCATGCCGTCGCGGGTGAGCTTCCCCTTGTTGAGTCCGGCGCTCAGGCGGGGGGCGTAGACGATGCCGTTGCCGGTGATGTAATGGCTGACGGCCCAGTGGCGGCAAAATTCAAAAAAACTCTGGTAGTAGTTCGTCTGCTCCCGGAGGCGGTCCACCTCCTTGTCCTCTACCTCATCCCATCCCTTGGGGGTCTTGCGCATCAGCTTGGCCTCGTCCAGGAGCCTGGCAAACATCGAGGCGAGCTTCGTCACGATGGCAAAGACGTCAGGGTTTCCTTCGTAGCCCTGGTCGATGTAATCCTGCATCCTGCTGTCCTTGCTCAGGGCCATGCTGGGGGAGAGGAATTCGTAAAGCGCCCGGTAGAGCTGGTTCTGCTCGGTGACCTTGATCTCCATCTGTGATATGAGCGCCTTCTGCTGCTCGATGACCTGGAGGCTGGTCTCGGCTATTCTTTTGTATCTGCTGTTGAATATCAGGCCCATACGTTGGTGTTTATCTTTTGTTTCGTCCACATAAAAAAGTACCTTCCGGCGTCGATCAAATGGTTAAAGGCGTCTATCGGGATCCCGGCCTTCGTGTCGGACCAGATGTAGTTGTTGATCTCTTTCTGCAGGTTGTAGCTCGTCTCGGTTATCACCAGCTCGTAGCCCTGCATTTTCTTCAGCCATTCGCTGACAGTTCCGTCTTTCTTGACCGGCATCACATTCAGCCCCAGGCGTGCCGGCCCGTCCTTCTTGCGGAGGTCCGTTATGGTCCTGGGGTCGGCGCAGTCGGCAATGATGAGGCTGGTTGCGCTGGGGACGGCCCTCAGAACGGCCTTTCTCAGGTCGTCGGTCGACTGGCCTGTGTTGTAAAAGCATTCATCCATGTAGATCTTCCTGCGTCGCTCATCGACGGCCACCCTGACCATCGCGTCCGGATCCGGGTGGTAGCCGAAATCCAGGCCGAAGCCGTAGGGGAGGGTGCTGTCAAATTCTCCTACGGTCCAGTTGGTAAAGATCTGGCCCTCCAGGATGCCTATCTCTCCTTCGCCGTAAACGCGCACCCAGTTCTCAAAGCCTGGCTTGTCGTATTTGTTCAGTATCTTCTGGCGCTCGATGTCGCTCAGGTAGGTGTTATCTCGCCAGGTGCTGTGGATGTAGGCGTGCGGGAAGTTCGGGATGACCTCCGTGTGCACCCAGAATTCCGCTGTCGGGTTGAAGTCCATGATGGTGCATTTCCGGGTGCGGGTGTGCATCTGATCAAAAATGTCGTAGGTGATCTTCTTGTTCGCCTCGTTTATGTAGAGGATATCCCGGCGCGGTCCGTGTACCTTCGCCAGGTTCCCTTCGATGCCAAAGAATTCTATTGTGCTCCGGCCCAGGCGGTAGGTGTACTCGCTCTTGTTGCAAATGTCGCCGGGGTTGTATCCCATGTCCAGGAGGATCCTGTCAAAGTCGCGGATGGCTCCCATCTTCAGGTGCGGCAGGGCGTAGCTCACCACGGAGGTAACCAGCGGCTCCTCTGCCTGCCTGGCGATGAATGCCAGGAGCTGGAGGATGGACCAGGTCTTGCTGCTCCCGGTGCTGCCCTGGTTGATGATGAGGTTCTCGCCTGCAGTGTAGGCGTCCAGGTTCTTGAAAAATATGTCAGTTAGCCGTAGGTCCATTACTTAAAAATTTCTCCAGCTTGTCGGCATTCTCCTTCGAGCTGACGATGATGTTTGTTGGCGCCGGTATCCCGGTGTGCTTTGTTTCGCTGCTTTCTGTCAATCCCAGATCCCTGGCAATGATGTTGGCGTTGAGAAATCCGGCTGCCGCACCTTCAAATTTTTGCCGGTTAATTATCTCCTTCACGTGCGTAATAACCTCGGAAAAGCCTTTGCTTAGTTCGTCCCTTTTCCCCTTTAGTCCATCTTCGAAGTCATTGAAATACACCTTATTAACGTGTAAATAACAAGTAAGGCCCTCTATTGTGAAGGCCCTCATTTTTGGCAACTCAATTCTTTCAAGTCCGTTTTTTGTATTTCTGAAGTCAACCTCTATCAAAGGATTGTCAATGCACCACTGGAAATATTCATAAGCAGCTTCGAGTAGTAGTTCCGGCGTGGCAAAAATCCTATCCCTTCCATGTTTTGATCGTAGTTTCCAGAACTGATTTCCAACCGGAGCTCCTATTAACTCTCTGCTTTTCCAGAATTGATTTCCTTTGGGTGCTGCCATGATATTTATAATTTCGGATAAAAAGGTCTTTTATTCTTTATATGGCCATTCCCCTTGATTTAATGCTGTTCTGCTCACAATAAAATAAATTAAGACCTTAATATCTTAAATATCTCTCCTTCGGTTTCTATCCCTGCATTCTTCTCTATCCAGGGCTAATTACCCATAAGGCAATTCAGACAAAAGCAACGACCGTTCCCTGTGCCGGATGAATGTTCAAAATGATTATGCAGGTCATGGCTATAAACCGTAAATTCACCACACTTTTCATTCATATTGCTTATTGTCATCTCTGTTTTTTTTGTTTTCGATGCAATCAAAACGGGAAGAACTGTGTCAAAACTCCCTTTTCACATTCGTCTGTCAAATTTAACTAACACAAATCCAGCCTCTTGGCGTTTTCTGCTCGCCATTTCTCGTATTTTGTAGTTTAAACTAATTTTTTCATCGCTGGGTGGTTTGTCTAAAAAAGTTCTGAACTGTACTGTTGAAAACCCCCTATCCCCCCTACCCCCCTTTCCCCCATTTTCAATGACAAAAGGCTCCCGGTGGAGGGAGCCTTCTCTGACCTTCTCAAATTCTCAGTGTCTCATCATAGGCAGAAAGTTTTGGGTGAACTACCCACAAACTGAAGATTTGTGGGCTTCTTGGGCTGAGTGAGTAACCCCACTCATATCTCCACAAGCGTGAATTTCGGTCGTTCCAACCGTATTTATGTTTCTGAAAGCAAATCTCTTAATGTTATTAGCTGCAAGCAAATCTCTATCGTGTATCGAACCACATTCCGGGCAAGTCCATTCACGCATAGCGAGAGTTAGGTTGTGATTAATACATCCGCAAGTACACATTTTAGAACTTGGTTCAAAGCGACCAATACGAAGAATATTAACTCCTCGCTCTTTTGCTTTGTATTCTAACAGTGTATTGAATGTTCCTATGGCAATATCCGATAGTGATTGCGCAAGGTGGTGGTTCTTTATCATCCCTTTTACATTCAAGTCCTCAAGACAGATTGTATCATAGTTATTCACAAGATATGATGTAACCTTATGCAAGAAGTCATTTCTTCTATTAGTTACTTGCTCATGCGCTAAAGCCAATTTTCTTCTTGCTTTATCTCTATTCTTAGAACCTTTTGTCTTGTGCAACAAAGAGCGTTGAAGTTTCTTGACTTTATCAAGTGATTGTTTTAGATGTTTAGGATTAGGTATTTCAGTACCATCTGAAAGGACAGTAAATGTTTTAATCCCAAGGTCTATACCAACTGCTTTGTTCTCACAAATTGGTTTCATAGATACATCGGGTTCATCCACTTCCACAAGGATAGATATGAAATACTTTCCTGTTGATGTTCTTGTAATAGTAGAAGTTTTAACTATACCATCAAAGGTGCGATGTAATATTGCTTTAATTCCACTTTTGAATTTAGGAATGAATATTCTTCCATTCTCGAAATCAACCTTTGTATTTTGAGGTATAGAAAAACTTTGCTTGCTCTCTTTCTTTGACTTGAAATTAGGGAAGCCTTTGTGTTCACGAAAGAACTTTGTGTAAGCCGAATCAAGATTAGCAAGTGATGCTTGAAGCGAAAGTGAATTAACTTCTTTTAGCCAACAATAC